GTCGATCGCCGCCTCGAGGCGCGGGATCAGCGCGGCGGCGGCCGCCTCGACCGCGGCGTTCCATTGCGCCTGGCGCGGGCGGGGGGCGGCTTTCAACAGGCCCATCAGCCAGACGATCGGCGATTGCCTGGACGGGCTGGCGGCGAACACCGCCCAGGCCAGGCCGATCAGCGACATCACGTCGCCCACCGCCAGGTTCAGCTGCGCGTCGCTCAGCACATGCCGCGTCACCAGGCCCTGCCCGGCGGCCGCCAGCGCCACCGCCAGCAGCTGGTCGGCATAGGTCGGCAGCGCCGTGGCCGGAACCACGGGCGGCGAGGCCGGCTGCTGGCCGGCGTTCGGGTCGAACATGGAGATCCTCGTGGGGTGCGCTTTGGCGCGCTTTTGGTGCGCTTTGGTGCGCTTTGGTGACTCAGGTTGAGCCAGGCCCGGCCGCGTCAGGCGTCGCGCGGGGCGCGATCGCCGGGGAAGACCCGGCGGTTGATGTGCTCCAGCGCCCGGTCCAGGCGATCGACGCTGTCCTTCAGGGCGTCGACCGTGGCCGTGAGCGCGCTCAGCACGGTGTGGGCGTCGCCCAGCGCGCTCTGCGTCTTCTCGATCGCCCCCAGCCGCTGGTCGGTCTGGCCCTGCTTGTAGGCATTCTGCACGATGTGCAGGATCAGGGTGGCGCCCACGCCGATCGCGCCGGCGCCCGCGCCGAGCATCGGCCAGATCTCGGTTTGGGTCATCGAGAGGCTTCCTCGAGGCGCGGGCGCGGGGAAGCCCCGCCTCGCTTTATGCAAACTCGCAATTTTGCGCGGATGTATTCAGTTATGCGCCGGATTGGCCCGGACCGGCGTCAGGTCATAGGTCGCCGTCGCCGGCTGGTAGGCCCGGAAGAACGCCCCCGCCGTCCACGGCGCGATCACGTTGTGGTCGCCATAGGTCCCGGCCTTGCCCGCCCAGACCATCTTGCCCCCGCCTCCCGAAGCCGCGGCGTAGGGAGGACCGGCCGGGAAGCCGAAGACGCACTTGGCCGGCGCGAACAGGGTCGGCAGGCAGAGGTTGCGCGCGATCGCGGTCACCCCCGTGCTGGGGTCCACGCCGATCCCCGTGACGATATTGCCGATCAGGGTCACGTCGGCCGAGGGCTGGTGCGTCTTCGACTTGCTGACGTTCAGCCCCGGCGGCAGGGGCTGGAAGGTGATCGCCGTGGCGGCGCAGGCGGCCAGGCCGGGGTTCGGGCACGCCCGCCAGCGCTCATCGTCGGCCAGCAGGATGTTGTTCTCGGCGTCCAGGCCGGTCACGCCATAGAAGCTGATCCCCTGCGTCGTGGAGGTGATCACGACGTTGTTCTTCACCGTGACGTTTCGCCACAGGCCGTCGAAGGCGTCGATCCCCTGCATCGTCCCGGGGAGGAGCGCGTTCGGGTCCGTCTCGCGGATCACCGTGTTGCCGATGATCGCCACGTTCTGGGTCAGCGTGGTCTCGGTGTCCGGCTGGCCCTGCATGGCGTCGCGGTGGAAGCCGTCGCCGTCCTCGACGCTGTTCGTGATCCGGTTGTTCTGGATCAGCAGATCGCTCGACGCATAGTCGATGCCGTCATCGGCGAACTGGTCGATGGTGTTGCCGGCGATCAGCACCTTGTCCGACCGCTGGGTCTGGACGGCGAAGCCGATGTTGCTGATCGCGCTGTTCGTCAGCGCCACGCACGTCCCGCCGATGTCGTGAAAGCCGGACGAGCGCGTGGTCTGCCACTGCGCCATCGTCCAGGCCGCCGAGCTGGGGGCGGAGCGGATCACCGCGTGGTCGACGATGATGTTCGAATGCGGCCCGGTCAGGCTGATCAGGAACACGTCCGGGCCGCCGCCGGCCGACAGCGGATAGCGGCCGCTGGTGTTCAGCGACTGGAACGTCAGCCCCTCGAACACCCACCCCGCGCCGCCCTTGACTGTCAGGGCCTCGATCACCGGCGTCGCGCCGGGCGCCGCCGCGACGGTGATCGGCGTGGCGTTGTCGAACCCCACCAGGCCGGCGCCGAACGCGCCCTGGATCAGCACCTTCCCGTGGTCGCCGCTGAGCAGATACACCGTGTCGCCAGGCTGGATCGGGGCGTTGGGATTGGCCGCCACGTTGGTCTTCGTCGCCGCATCCCAGTGCGCCGGCGTGGTGGCCACCAGCCCCTTCGCCACCACCTCCGCCAGGGTGCGCCAGGGATGCGCCGCGCCGCCGTCGCCGGCGGCCGAGCCGTGGACCGGGTCGATGTAGTGGACCGCCCGCGGCGTCGCCGGCGGCTGGGGACAGCCGGCGTAGACCGCCAGGGCGAGCAAGGGGGCGATCATGGCCCTAGTTTCCCGCCGCGGCGTTGGCCTTGGAGATCTCGGTCTCCAGGCCGCCGACCAGCTGCGTCCAGCCGGCCGACAGTTGCTGGATCGCGGCGATCCGGTCGCCGTTGGCCAGGCCCGCGAGGGCCGCCGCGGTGGCGTCGGCGCACTGCTGGACCGTGGATGCGGGATTGCCGACGACGGCGGCGTAGGTCTGCAGCACCGCCAGGTCGTTGGCGGCCTGGGCCTTCAGGGCGGCCGCGGCGGCGGCGGCGAGATCGGCGGCGCTCATGGTTTCAGATCCCGTGACAGATGTAGTCGACCACGTCTCCGGAGTTGGAGGTCATGGTCAGGGTGAGGGCGGACGTGCTGATCGTGTACGAGGTCAGATCGGCGCGCACCGTGATATCGGAGAGCACACAGAACGGCGCGCTGGCATAGCTCTGTTTGAAGCTGATCGTGCAGGCGGTGGCGCTCGTCCCCACCGTCACCGCGCCCGCCACGTCGGTGGACCCGGCCGTCACCGCCGGCGAGCCGGTCCCGCACGACGACACCGTGGGGATCGCCGCCGAGGCGAAGCCCGCGTGGGCTTTCTGGTCGAGCGTGAGGACGGTCTGGCCCGCGTTCTGGGTTGTTCCAGAGCCGGAAGCCGCCGGCGCGGTCTGGAACACCAGCGATCCGCCAGCGCCCGTGCCGGTCCCGGGCCCTGCCAGCAGGTTCAGGTTGACCCCGGCGGCGTTCAACGTGCCGCCCACCACGCCTTGCCCGCGCAGGGTCTGGACGGAGGGCGAGACGGCGTCGGCCGCGCCGACCTGAAGGCTGTTCGCCGCCGGGCTGGTCAGGTTTCCGCGCGTCCCGAAAGCCAGAAATCCGGAAGCCCCCATCGAGACATTGGCCGCGCCAACCCAGGATCCCGCCGCGGTGACGTAGGCCAGGTCGGTCGAGCCGCCGTTGATGAAGAAGTCGAAAAAATGACCCGAAAAGCCGCTCGGGGCATTGATCCCGAGATACCCGCCCGCCGTGCTGAACCCAGTGACGGCGCTCGCGCCGCTGGTGTTGAAATACAGCAGCGGAAAATTCGTCGTCGCCGTGCCGCCTGTATAGGGCGCGCCGGAGAGGGTGACGGCCGAAGCCGACGCCCCCGGCGCCAGCGAGAACGCATCGGCCGCGCTGAACGTCTGCGCCGTCCCCAGGCCGGCGAGGGTGTCGGACGACGTCGTGGGCAAGGTCAGGGTGTTGTTGGACGTGGACGCCAGGCCGCTGTTCAGCGTCGTGTAGCCAGTGGAGGCGCCAACCAGGCGCAGGTCCGACGTCGGCACGGTCTGGGCGCCCGTGAAGGTGTTGGCGCCCGTGAGCGCAACCGTGGTCAGGCAGGAAAGACCCGTGCCGCTGGTGTACTGCAGCGCGCTGTTGGACCCTGAGCACGATGGCAGAGAGGCATAGGTCGGCGTCGCGCTGGCGCCGGTCTCGTTGGCGACGAAGGTGTTGGCGCCCTGCGCGCCCAGGGGCGGCGAGGCGTCCGAGCGCATGAACGTCGTCGCCACGCCGTTGGTTGTGGTCAGGCCCACCGACCCGGTGGGGTTCGCCCCGCTGGCCGAGGACGAGCCGCAGGCGGATCCCGTGCTCGAGAGCACGCCGCTCGTCTGCGTGACGCAATAGGGGCCGCCGGTCATCGCCGTGTCGGTCAAAGACGAGAACGTTCCCGCGGCCGGCGTCGTCCCGCCGATCGCCGGCGGGCTGGCGTAGCTCTGCGCCGCGAACGTCCCCAGGCCCGTGACCAGGCTGGACGGGATCGACCCTGCCGAGAGCGTGCCCACCCCGGTGATCCCGGTGTACGATCCGCTCAGCCGGCCGGCCCCCAGCGTGCCGCTGGCGATGTTGGCGGCGTTGGTCGCGTCCGTCGTGGCGCTGGCCGCCAGGCCGATCACCGCGGCGTTGGGCAGGCCCGTCGCATTGGTCAGCACCAGGGCGCTGGGCGTCCCCAAAGCAGGCGTGACCAGGCTCGGCGAGGTGGACAGCACCACGCTGCCCGAACCCGTCGTGGCGAGGCCGCCGAAGGCCCCGGCGTTGTTGTACTGGATCTGGCCGGAGGTCCCGCCGGGCGTGAAGCTGCCGGACGCGCAGGCCGCGCCGGCGTCGCCCAGCTGGCCGGCGGAGATCCACTTCACGCAGTCGCCCGCCGTCGGCGTGGGCGAGATCGTCGGCCAGGCGCCCAGGGCGCTTTGCACATAGGTCCCGATCGCCGCCGGCGTCGTCACCGCGTTGGCCCCGTTCTGCACCACCGGCAACAGCTCCGCCCCGGTCAGGGTGGTGGCGCTGGGCATCTGCGAGATCCGGGTCTGCGCGTCGGCCTCGTCCAGCCACGCCAGGGCCCAGCCGGCCGCCATCGAGGCGACGCACACGCCGACGATCAGGAGGCGACGATCCATCATGATCCCTCCGTCGCGATGATCGAACCGGTCTCCGTGGAGAAGCCGATCCAGCTCTCGCCCTCCAGCTGCTCGCTGCGCTCGGGGACGACAACCGCCGCCGTTCCGCCGATCCATACGAACCCCGCCTGAACCAGCAGCACGTCCCCGCCTGAATCCGTGGCCAGCAGGTCAAGGCCCGCGTCTGTCGCCAGGTCGATCTCCTGCCCGGCGTTGGAGGCGGTGGTCCCGCTGAACGACAGCGTGAACGCCGCCGTGGTCCCGTGCGTCACTGATAGAAGCCCTGCGCGGTCACCGAGGCGGAGACGTTGCCCGATCCCCCGGCCGGCAGGGTGATCACGATGGCGACGCCCGGTCCGGACGCGGCCAGGCCCACCAGGTACTGCACGATCAGCGGCTGGGCGGGGACGCCCGCGCCGGCGGGGAAGGTGAAACCCATGCTGATCGTCCCGCCGGCCAGGCCGGCGATGGTCACCGTCACCGAGGACGCGGCGGTCGCGCCGGCGGCGGTGATCTGGAAGCCCATCAGATAGGCCGTCTGGCCGGTCTTGGCGGCGATCGTCGCCACGGCCGCGGCGTTGGCCACCACGCCCGAGCCCACCACCACCCCGGTCCCCAGCACCGGGATGTCCACCGTATCGAGCGCCGCGCCGACGCCGGAAAGCACGCCCATCTCAGGCTCCCTTAAAGATATTCGCCGACGTGGTGGCGCCGCCGCCGGCCGGATTGCAGCAGCATCGCCGATCGGCCCCGGGCGATGCGCTTGAGCAGGTTCGGCGAGGGCGCCGCGTCGCTGACCACCTCCAGCAGCCGTTCGGCCAGCAGGGCGGCAAAGGCGCTGGTCAGCCGCTGGTTGAACGGCAGCTCGGTGTCCAGCGTGAGCCCATAGGCGGGCAGCCAGGCGTTCAGGTCGGCCCGGTAGAAGTACAGCCCCTGCGTCGTCCCCACGATCTCGATCCGCGCGCCGTCGGTGGGGATGCGCCACTGGATCCCGTCCGCCGCCCCGGTCGATCCCGCCGGCGGTTGGCCCGGATAGCCGGGCACGAAGCCGTAGTCGTAGGGATCCCAGTCCCAGAACAGCGAGACGCTGTTGGGCAGGGTGATGGCCACCGTGTCGCCCTGCTCCACCCGCACCCGCTGGTTCTCGCCAGGGGTGTAGGCGCCGGCGACATCGATCTCATGCAGCGGCCCCCGCGCCTCGTGCAGGTCCAGCACCAGGTCCTGCGCCGCCTCAAGCCCCACGGCCAGCTCGTCGGCCGTGGGGTCGTCGCCGACGGCGACGGCGCGGATCGCCCGCATCGCCTCGCCGATCGCCGCGCGGACGGTCGCCATTACGGGTTGGAGCCCGCGGCGTCCTCGACGTAGAACTCGATGTCGACCTCAAGCGTGCCGGCCACGGCCGTGGCGGCCGCGGTGCCCACGGTGACCACCACCAGGGCCCGGGCGCCGCTGGTGTTCTTGTAGAGCACCCCCGCCGCGGCCATCGTCTGGTCGGCGCTGACGCCGCTGGCGCGGCCCACGGTGGTGATCGCCGACTTGAAGAGGCCCGTGGTCCCGGTGATCCCCAGGGACAGGGTCAGGGTGGGCGAGCCGTTGCTGTCCAGCTGGCTCGCCGCCTTCAGCGACGATGACACCACCACCGCGTTCTTCGGCAGCCAGCCGATGTTGATCGTATCCCCCGCCGCCCAGGTCGAGATCGAGCCGGAGATCGCATGCAGGTGAAACGAGCCGGTCCAGTCGCCGTGGCCGGTGTTGGTGGGGACATTGTTGGCGTAGTTCGCCGTCGAATAGGTCGTGGACATCAGCTGTCCGTCCTTTCAAAAGGGAAAGATGGATTGTCGGGATTTGGAGAGCCTTGGAGCCGATCGGGTCCGGCTGCGTATTCAGGCCCGCCTGTGGCCGCCTGAATACATGGAACTGGCGTTGGATTGGCTGGCGCTGAAGGATGCGGAAGCGGCGCGGCAGGCCGAAGCCGACCGCGCCACCACCGCCCGTGTCGCCAACACGCAGAACACCAGGGACAACATCGCCGCGATCGCCGCGATTATCGCCGCGATCACGGGGGTGCTGAGCGGCGCGGTCGCCTTGCTGGATTGGCTCAAGGTCAGGCCTTAGGAATCGGCGGCGGCCGCGGCGATGACGGTGACGATGCCGTTCTGGACGCCGTTGAAGTTGATCTTCTTCACGCCCAGCAGCTCCTCGATCGCGACGCCGGGCCGAAACCCGTAGTCCTTGATCATGTCGGTGCGCGGGGTCGGCTCCTGGCCCCAGGCCACGCCCACCGCGCCGCCGCCGCAGATGAAGATCGGGCGAAGATCGCAGCTCGAGGCGCCCGCCCCGTTCCACACCGCCCCGCCGTTGACGCCGTTGGCGGCGCTGGCGCAATAGGCGTCGATCTCCGGGATCTCCCGGTGGATCACCCCGTCATAGATCAGGTCCCCGTCCTGGAAGATCGGGTTCTTCTCCATCCCCATCCCCTCGCGGGCCCGGGCGCCGGTGTTGGCGGCGATGACGTTGCTGTCCAGCTTCAGGTCCCGGAACGTCCGCGCCCCGTGGAAGGCGACGTAGTATTCCCGGCCATCCCCGTCCTCCACCCGGAACGGGCGGATGTGCGGGTCGGCCAGCTTGGCGATCCGCTTGGCCGTGCCCATCATCGCGCTCGAGCACTTGGCCGTGCTGGCCACGTTGCCGATCGCCGTGGCGTAGGTCGCCGAATAGTTGCTGTTCAGGAGGCCGAACAGCACCCGGTCGCTGTTGGCGGCCACCCAGGTGTTCTGCTGCGCCGCCGTGGTCTGATCCCACGGCACGCAGGTCCCGGCCGTGTCGGTGACCGCCGAGGCCAGGGCGTGGATGATGTCGTCCCGCAGCTTCTCGCTCTCCCACACCCGCAGCGCGTCCTTCGCCGCGTCCCACAGGTTGATCTCGGTGCGGAAGCTGGTCGACTTGGGAATACGCACCGCGTTGCGCCGCCAGTCGATGGTGATCGGGCAGTTGTAGTTGGTCAGCTCCTCTTCCTGGCCATCCAGCACCTGCGCGCCGGTGACCCCGGTCGCCGACTTCAGCCGGCCGATGAAGGGGATGTTGATCGTCCGCTTGGCCTCCTCCTCCGCCTGGAACCTGGTGAGGATGATGCCGCCCTTGTTGATGTCGGCGTTGGACATGTAGGGCATGAAGCGGGTGTGGCGAACGTACTCCTGAAAGTACTTCGTCACCCAAACCTGGCGTTCCGACGCCGAGGCGAGTGTGGTTTCGGCCATGGATGGCTATCTCCTGCTTGCCCCCCGGAGCCTTGGCGCAGGGGGGATGTTGGTGGGGGCGTAAGACGGCCTGGCCCCCGACGTGTCCCCCGAAGCCCGCAGGGCGTAGGGGGAAGCCCGCAAGGGGAAGGCGATGGGTTGGGCCTACCGATTGATCGCTTTGGCGAAGGCCATCCCCGGGCCCACGGGCACGTGAGGCGCGCCCGCGCCTCCGGTCCCGGACGCCGTGGCGAGAGAGCGGGGGACGGCGGCCGCGGCGGACTGAGCCGTGGCGAGGCTGGGCGCGCCGGCTTGCGCCTGGGCGCTTTGCCAGGCCTTGAAGGCGGCGAGGTCGTTCGGCTTCACCGTCTGCAGGATCTGCTCGCGGTTGTAGGCCTGGAACGCGGCCTCGTAGGGATCTTCCGATGAGCGCATCTCGGCGTTGAAGCGCGGGTCCTCGTCGCACCGCCGGGCCGCCCAGTCGTGGACGGCGGCGATCGTCTCCTTGCCGTACTCCCGCTCCGCGAACCGGCGGCTGGCCCGCAGGTTCTGATTGTACAGCGCCGCCTCCAGCTGCTCGTCCCGGGTCAGCTCCCGGGGCGGGGTCTGCTGGGCCTTCCATTCGGCCAGCTGCCGCTCCAGGGCCTCGCGCGCGGCCTTCTCCGCCTGGCGCTTCTCCCGCTCGTCCAGCAGCGCCGAGATCGGCACGTGGCCGGGCTCCGGCGCCTGCGCCGAGGCTTCGGCGCCCAGGGCCGCCGAGGCCCCAGGAACGCCTGTAGAGGCCGCGGAAGCCTCGGCTTCCGAAGCCTTGGCGTAGGAAGCGAACCGCCCGTGCTCGTCACGCGCGGGCCTGCCCTCCGAAGCCGTGGCGTAGGAGGGTTCAGGCGTGGGAGAGGCCGGCGCCGGAACGCCAGGCGTGGCGGAGGCCTCGGCCGCGCCTTGCGCGTCGAGGAAACCCAGTTTGTCGCTCATGAAAAGTCCCTCGCCCGTGACGCCGGCGGCGCGCATCGCCCACCTGGTGGCGGCCCATCCGCGTCACGGCGCGGCCCGTCTCCCCGGCGGCGGGAGCCTCTGTTCGCCCGGTACTTGAAAGCTCAGGCCGCCAGGGCGGCCAGCAGACGGCGCAGCCGCGTCAGCAGGGTCGGCTTGCGCTCGAACGCCGCCCAAAACGCTTCGCCGGGCGAGACCGCGCCCTTCGCCGGCCTCATTGGCCCTGCCCCGCGTCAGGCTGCGGCTGGCCTTGGCCCTGGACCTGCATCTGCGTCTGGGCCTGCGCCTGGTCGGCGTTGGCCTGGCTGAGGCCCGCCTCGAAGCCCGCGGCGGCGTGCTCGGCGTGCACCGCGTGCGCTTCGCTCAGCGCATTCAGCATGCTGGCCGTGCCCTGGGCCGCGTTGCGCTGCGCCTCGCTCTGCGTCTTGGCGATCTGGGCTTGGCCGTGTTGCAGGGCCATCGCCTGTTGTTGCGCGGTCTTCTGTTGCTGCTCCGCCGCGGCCTGCTTGATCTGGTCCAGGACCTGCCGCTTGTGCGGAATGGTCGATAGCTGGATCAGCAGGCTCAGCGGCGCCTGCTGCTGATAGACCGGAGACAGCTTCACCAGGTTCAGGATGTCGCTGAACTGCTCCGACGCGATATTCCCGGTGTCCTGTTGCGTCTCCACCTCGATGTCGACGTCCATCTCGGCGATGCGGTTCTTGTAGCCCAGCACCCCCGGCTGCAACGCCGGCATCCCCGTGGCCGGGTCCACGCCCACCGTCGGCGGCCCGCCGGGGATCGGCTGGTTCAGCCCCACGAACTTCGGCGCATCCTCGTCATCCGTCACCCGGATGAACTGCGGCGCCGTCCAGAACTGTTTCGCCCGCGCCCAGCACTGGCGATAGATCCTAAGCTCCCAGTCCTCGAGCCCGCCATAGAGGTTGGCCAGCTCGATCAGGCCCGATTGCTGCCGCGCCAGCAGCGCCCGGCCGGATGCGTCCTGGTCGTTGCGGCCCAGCACCGCGGGGCTGGGGCCCATCCGCTCGATCTCGGACTTGGCCTCGGCCATCATCTCCATATTGCCCTGGAACTCGGCGGTGTTGGGCGCCAGGCCCCAGCCATAGGGGATCACCCCATCGGGCCTGGCCGCCTCCCGGCGCGCCACGTCGGCGTCCACATCGATGGCGCTGGGATCGCGCATCTCGATCCGCGTGGTCGACAGCAGGTGGACGCTCTTGGACCGCCGCTTGTTGATCTCGTCCTGCGGGCCGATCATGTCCCACACCGCGCCATAGCGGCCGTTGTCGCGGCGCACATAGGCGCTCATCGCCTCGATCGGGCACGCCGGCCGGCCCTTGTGGTCGTTGTAGGGGCTGGGCCCGGCCTCCAGCACGTCCATGCCGGTGTAGACGGCCCGCCTCCACCCGTCGTCGCGGTAATAGATCTCCACCACCAGCAGGCGCCGCTGCTTCGGGTCGATCCACGCCCCGCCGGTGCCAGGCCCGTTCAGCGGCCGGTCCTGAAAGCTCTGGTCGGGTGTGATCCCGCCGCCCGGGGCGTTGTCCACCGCCCGCTGGATCTGCCCATTGCGGTCCGGATAGAGCGCCGCCACGTCGTCGGCGTACATCCACTTGGCGATCCCCAGGTACCGCGCATCCTTGAAGTCCGGTCGCCGGGCCCGGGCGTCGAAGAAGAACTCCTCCCACCGGATCTGGGTGATCGTCACCTGGGAATCGGGGTCCACCCCCACCAGCGCCGCCATCGTCCCCGGCACCAGCATATCCTTGAAACAGTCCTGTTTCAGCCGCCGGAACCGGTTGAAATCGGCGATGTACCGCAGAATATCGGTCGCGCAGTCGGCCGCGTCGTCATCCCCCGGGTTGCGCGGCCAGGCCCGCGGCTCGCTGCGCCCCCGCTCCGTCACCCCGATGATCCCGTTGATCGCCGGCTTGATCCGGTTGATCACAATCGCCGGCTGACCCCGCTCCGACAGCTTCTGAAGCTCCGCCCGCGTGAACTGGTCGCTGTCGTAATAGTCGATCGACCGCAGGCTGTTCGTCCGCGCATCCTGCGTCAGCTGCTCCGACTCGGTGAAATAGCGCTTGAGCTTGGCGAGGTCGGGGGGCGGCGCCATCCATGCCGCCGCCCTTCGAATCCCATCGATGCGACCTTCGTCACTTTGCATATTGAATCATATCTCCGACCGGGCGTCAAGCCCCGTGGTGTCGGACCCCGCCCATTGACCGACGAGGTCGGTAGCGGTGACCTATGGGGGCCGCCGTCTGGGCGGCAATCCCTCACATTGCAAATTGAAACATATTATCGCCCGGCTGTCAATCCCGCTCCGCGGGGGTCAGGGGCTCGCCATGGGCCACCCCAGGCGCTAAAGGTCAGCCGGTGGTCCGGTTCCCGACGGACGCGACCTTCCACCATGCGCCACGGTGGGGCGCAGCGGGACCGGGAAACCCGGACGGGAGACAGACACCTCTTGGGCAATGTGACGGTTATCGGTGCACAGTGGGGCGACGAAGGTAAGGGCCGGGTGATCGATTGGCTCGCTGATCGCGCCGACATCGTCGTGCGTTTCCAGGGCGGCAACAACGCCGGCCATACGATTGTGGTGGGAAATAACACCTACAAATTCGCCCTTCTGCCGTCCGGCGTCGTTCAAGGGAAGCTTTCGATCATTGGCAATGGCGTGGTGGTCGATCCCTGGGCCCTGATCGACGAGATCGAGCGCGTTCGGGCCCAGGGCCTGACGATCAACCCGGATATCCTCGTACTAGCCGACAATGCCGCCCTGGTCCTCCCCCTGCATCGCGACCTGGACGCCGCGCGTGAAGCCCGGGCCGGCGCCGGCCGGATCGGAACCACGGGGCGGGGGATCGGTCCGGCCTACGAGGACAAGGTGGGACGCCGGGCGATCCGCTTCTGCGATCTCGCCGACCCCGCCGCGTTGGACACGAAGATCGAGCGCCTGCTCGCCCATCATCAGCCCCTGCGGGCCGGTCTCGATCTGCCCCCTGTGACGGCGGAAGGGCTGACCGCCGAACTGCTCGCCGTGGCCCCCAAGGTGGCGCCCTACATTGCGCCGGCCTGGCGCGTGCTCGATCAGGCGATGAAGGACGGACGGCTCGTGCTCTTCGAGGGGGCGCAGGCCACCATGCTCGACGTCGACCACGGCACCTATCCGTTCGTGACATCCTCCAACACGGTGGCCGGCCAAGCGGCCACCGGATCGGGTGTCGGACCCTCGGGAGGGGGCTATGTGCTCGGAATCGTCAAGGCCTATACCACCCGTGTGGGCGAGGGCCCGTTTCCCTGTGAGCTTCACGACGAGATCGGCGAGCGTCTGGGCGTCCGGGGACACGAGTTCGGTACAAACACCGGCCGAAAGCGGCGATGTGGCTGGTTCGACGCGGTTCTCGTGCGGCAGTCGGTGGCCATCAGCGGCATCCAGGGTGTCGTGCTCACGAAGCTCGATGTCCTGGACGGGTTCGAAACGCTCAAGATCTGCACAGGCTATCAGCTTGGCGACCGCGTCCTAAACTACCTCCCGGCGGGCCTCACCGAACAGGCGGAGGTCCGGCCGATCTATGAGGAGATCGAGGGTTGGAGCGGCGTCACGCGTGGGGCGCGGTCGTGGAAGGACTTGCCCGCCGCCGCCGTGAAGTACGTTCGCCGTATCGAGGAAATAATCGGCGCTCAGGTCGCGGCCGTAACCACCAGCCCTGAGCGAGAGGACATCATCATCATGCGCGACCCATTCCGAGGCTAA